AGACTACAGCAGTTGTTGGACTTACAACAGGCAGACATAGGGGCTGCTGGGGCACAACAGGCTTTACAGCAAGGTCAGTTAGGTCTTGCTGGGGGTATGTTTGACTTATCCAGAACAGCCGCTGGCTTACCTTCACAGTTACAGGCAGGGGACATTGCTAACTTACAGGCTCTGATGCAGACTGGTTATGCACCTGAAGCACAACTGTTGAATCAGCTACAGGTAGGTACTAACATAGCGTCCATTGCTGACACAGCACGTAGACAAGCCGCTATGGAGAAAGCCGAGTCTGCTGCTTCTGGACTTGAGGCTAACTTAGAGGCTCAGAAACTAAGGGCTGGTTTGTTAGGACAAGCCTTAGGCTCTGCCGGTCAAGTTATTGGCGGTGGTATAGGCGGCGGTGGTTTGTTTAGTTCTTTAGTAGGAGCTGCGAACACAGGTGGTGCTTTAGATGATTTGCCTGACGTTATTAAAAAATTACTGGGGATAGGTTAAAATGGCTAAATTTTCACAAGGATTTTTAAGAGGGATTTCTGATTTTGGTCGGATGGATCCCAATGAACCTAGAAGACAGTTAGCTGAAGCAGCTCCTCAGTACAAGCAAATGGGCACTACAGACCCGTTGGCTCGTAGAGTAGGTAGTTTGTTTAGTAACTTAGGGGTAGACACAAGTTACATGCAAACTGGTCAAGAAAGGGCCGAAAGAGCCGCGTCAGAATTTAATATGTCTACTCCAGAAGGCATGGCTCAAGCAATGATGGCTAGGGCACAGTATTTACAAGACCCTGTAGCGCAACAAGCTCTTATTTTAAAAGCACAAGAAATTATGCGAGCAGAGCAAGAAAGAAAAGCGCAACAAGCCGCAGCTTTACAGCAGACTCAACAAAAAGAAATATTTATTAAAACATTAATATCTCAGGCTAATGAAGCTGGACGCACAGATATAGCTCAAATGTTAGCTGGAGCTGGTATAAACATTGACGATAAAATACTACAAGATACTGTTAAAGACCTTAGAGAAGTTAAGACTAATCAAGTAGAAAAAGTCAACAGTCTTGCAGGCCGTAAGATACGTTACGTACAAGCAGGATTACCGGAAGACCAGTGGAACGACGCTACTATTAAAAACATGTCCCCAGAAAGTTTTAAAGAACTTATTGAAGGTAAAACTGAAAGAAGCAAAGCTAAAAATGAATTTTTTAGGGATAAAAACGGAAATACTGTTGCCTATAGAGTTAATGAGTTTTCAGGACAAGTTGAAAACCCTGCCTTTGGTACTGACCCTAATGCAAAACAGTGGGTCAATGCCAGCGAGTTAGAATTGCTTCCAGCTCCTAAGGTAACTGTCAACGAAAACTTTGCTATGAACAAAGAAGTTAATGAGCAGATAGTTAGAATGGGTATGGAAAGTTTTGAGCAGCTAAATGAATTAGCAGGAGATGCTCAGAACGGTTTAATAACAAACCAAATTGCTTTGGACAATATTGATGAGGCATATTTAGGTGGTGGTGCTGGGGCTAAATTAGGTTTAGATCGTATAGGCGAGTTTATTTCAACGGCTACTGGTCAAGAATATGACTCAACAAACATTGAAGCCACTGAAACTTTTGTAATTAGTCGTATTAAAGAAATGGCTACGTTTATCAAAGCTCTTGGTTCTGGTACTGGTTTGTCGGATAAAGATGCTGAGTTGGCTTTACAAGCTGTTGCTGGAGATAAAACATTAAATAGAGAAACTATTAGAGGAGTTCTTGAAGAGTTTATGGCTGCTCAAAGATATGTTATCGGTCAGAGAGATAAAGCTTTTGATATTTTATCTAAAGATACAAGTTTAGAAAGAGATGACTACTTAGACTTAATTAGACTAACTAGTCAAGGTAGACCTCCGCAGTCAGCGGGTTCAAAAGTTGGAAGATTTACCGTTACAGAAGGGTAAGACATAATGCCGATATATACTGTTACTGATCCAAATACAAATAAGACACTACGTCTTGAAGGTGATTCTCCTCCAACTGAGGAAGAACTTGAAGAAATCTTTGCTGGTTACGCTCCTAAGCAGCCTGCGGGGTATCAAGCTCCAACTTTTGCTGAGATAGGCTCTGGGCTTGTTGAAGATCTTTCTAGTGCAGGAAGAACGCTTGCTTCAGGTGTTAGCGGTGCTATAGAAGACTACCAGCAAGATAAGCTACAGTTTTCTGAGTATCAAAGTCCCGCAGCTACTGCTGCTTTGTTAGGGGTAATGGAAGGTGTTGCTCCAGCCGCCGGTGAAGCTATTATAGGTGTAGGTAAGGCTGCTTTGTCCGCAGCAACTCCTGATGTTATAGAAGAACCTTTTGTAAACAACGCTGTAAAAGCTTTTAGTGCTGCTGGTGATTTTATAATGAACAACGAGTGGGTTGGCCCTGTTTTAAACATGGCTAAAGAATCTTTTGCTGACTACAATAACTGGAAAAACTCTTCTGAAGAAAACCAAAGAAAAGCTAGGGTATTAGAGTCTACTGTAGACATGGCTGCTCTTGTAGCCCCAGCCAGTAAAACAAAAGCTTTGACTGACGGTTGGGAAGACTCTGGGCGTAAGATGATTCTTGCGGGAGATAAACAAAAGTTTACTAATAAACGTGAAGGTGTGCAAGCTTTATTAGAGCCTAGAAATATAGGTAAAGGTGAAGGTAGGGTAACTGAAGAAGGACTTTTACGCACTAAAACTTATAACCCTACAGAGTATGAACAAGAAGCTATTGACGTCATTACAGGCTTACCTAAAATAAATACAAGTAGGTCTGCAACGTACAACATGAATATTGTTGAAGATGAAATAGGTCTTGCCGCCCAACGTCTTGAAAAGCGTATAATAGGGCAAGGCAATCCTAAAGTAGACACTCAACTTATTCAACAAGAATTAGAAAAAGATCTTATTGCTTTAGTAAACTCTGATACTTTTTATGGTACAAAAGCTGTTATTTCTAACATACAAAGTATGCAGCGCCTTGCTAATAAACTTATTTTAAGTAGTGACGGTACTGCCGTTGGTCTTTTAAACGCTAGGAAACTTTTAGACAGAGAGTTAAAAGCCAACGCTCCTGCCGTTTATGACGCAGACTATGAGAATGCAAAAGCAGCGGCATTAAGAGTTATCAGGCAAAAGATAAACACTTCCGTTGCTGAAGCTGTTCCCGAAACTGATGTGCTTAGGCAGCTAAAAAGACAAAACTTAATGTTTAATGCTTTAGACACTTTAACGGATAAGTCTAATGCTGAAGATTTAACAATGGTAGCCAGAGCTATTACTCGTTTAGAAAAAGCAACGGGTCTTAATGCTCCTAGCTCTGCAATAGGTTTAGCGGCTACAGCCGGTTTAACTACAACTGCTTTAGCTTACAGTGGTGCTTTGCCGTATATAGCCGGTGGCGGTGCTGTGGTTGGGACTATGTATGCCTTAAGAGCTGCTCAAAGATCTGGGACACTTAAGCAAGCTTTAGGTGCTACTTTAACAAATCTGAACAAAGCAATTAAAACAGCGGACGGGGCTTTACTAAAACAACTGAAAGCAGACAGGCTTGCTATTATAGCTCTTATGCAGGACGTTAGAGAAGAAGAGGAAGTTAAGTAATGGCTGATATGCGACTTAGGGCTAAAGACAGAGCAGCGAGTAGTGAGCCTTCTCGTTTACTAGCCGCTTTACAAGAAGGCTATAACGAAGCAGGAGAAACTGTTCAAGACTACGTTGATAGAACCTTATCTAATAACGAAAAGATTATGGCTGGGGAAATCAACGCAGGACAGCGTTTACTCAGATCTACTGGCGATGTTGTAGGTTTGTTTGGAGGTCTTGCTGGAGATACTTTAGGCGTTATAGGAGATTTAGTTGTTCCTGATGAGTTTGGTGTAGAGGCTGCGTATCAAGAAAACATTGAAAAACCTTTGCAAAAAGCTATTATGTCTGCTGCTGACACTGACATAGGCCGAGCTGTTGTTAGTTTTACACAAGAAAACCCTGAATTAACTTCTGATTTAGGATCTATTGGTAATGTCTTAGCTGTAGCACCTGTTGGTAAAATAGCTAACGCTATTGCCCGTAACATGCCTACTGAAGTTAGGGGTTTTTATTCTGGAAACCCACTTTTAGTTGCCGCTGGGGTGGCTGAAGCAGCGACTTCTGGGGCCAAAGATGCTTTAGCTTCAGCTTTTAATCCGAGAGCTTTGGCTTTACAAGATGAAACAGGCATTACCAAAGGTCTTGTAAGACAAGCTAAGAAAGCAGAGGCGTTGGTAACAAGAAGAACAGCCTTAGCAACCAAAGCTGATGCAGGAGATCCTAAAGCTATTAAAGCTCTTGAAGCTTTTGATAAAAAACACAAAGGCTATGGGTCTATGACCGAAGGTGCCTTAGCTTATAACTATTTATTTAGAAAGCAGCTTGGTGAAGACATACCTCAGTTTATACAAAAAAACTTTGAAAACTTGAATGTCCTAACTTCCGAAATGGGGCCATCAAGACAAAAGTTTAACGAAATGGTGTTCCAAGCTCCCCGAGCAATGACTACAAAAACTCCTGAGAATCCTCCTATATCTTCAAAAAATCAAGAATACTTGCAAGATAGGATATATAGCACTTGGGGTGTAGATAGCAGTAGGGACAAAACAGCCATTGTAGTTAAAGATCCCGATAAGCAACACGGTATGACGGATCAAGCGCGTATGCAGCGTAATGAAGGAACAAGCAAATTTTTCACCACTTTTGATAAGACAGGTATAAACTTAAAGACTGCTTCTCCTCAACAAGTAATAGACGCAGCCAGAGGAAGAACTTTAACTAAGGCAGAAAAGGACATACTACAAGATTACGAGAACGGAAAAAAACTTACTCCGTTACAACTACAGACCCGTATGAATGCCCAAAGAAAACTGGCTTCTGAGCCTGAATTAGAGTGGAACCCAGAGCAAGGTTTGTTTATCCTTCAAGATTCTTTTAAGGCAGGAGCTAAAGAGCTTGGGGGTGTCAATCGTATTACTACTATGGATAGAGACGGTAATGTGAATGTTATTGTTAGTGACAGGCACGATATGATGGGTTTTGATCCTGTAGACGGAAAGCCTTTGCTAACTGTCTTCCCACCGATGCAGTACAACGTTTACAAAGGCAGAGGAAAGGACGCTTATAATACAAGAGAGTCTCAAGCGTCAGCCAGAAGAAGACTGGCTAAAGAATTAGGAGAGCCTGTTGAAACTGTAGCTCCGATTTACAATAAAGCAGGAGGCATTAAACAGGGAAGGGCTAGACTAGCGGGAGGTGAGATCGTAGGAGAATATTCGCCTTTAGACGCAGATCCAAAAGCTTTTGGCAAAAACCCTATATATGATAAAGGTAGACAGGGTGTTGCTAGAAGGGTTAATCAGAGGATAGCTCAAGAAGCTCAAAACTTTAGACCTACTGCTGGTCAAGTAGCCAGACAGCTACCTAGAGTTGCTACTAATACAGCCTTAGCCGGTAATTACGGCCTACAGGGTGCTGGAATGCTTACAGGACAGCCTCAGGATGAACAATAAACAAAAGGGGGCATTGCGCCCCCTTAGGTTTATATCTCGCAGACTCCAGCTACACAAGCCAACGTCTGAGTACCTTCAGTATTATCATCCTTTTCTTCAATGTCCCACTTAAAATGTTTAGGCATATTTTTAAGCAAGTTTTGATATGTCTTTTTATCTATCTTCTGGTACGGGGCTTGCTTGTATACATGCTCTGCCTCTGGCAAGAAACTAATCCCGCTGACAGAATCAAAGTTTTCCCATATCCACTGGCACACAGCAAAGAAATTGTTGTCGTTATAATAACAAGTCATTGAAGGCTTATGCTCACACCAGCTATCTTGATAGATCTTCCACAGCTTTAACTGTTCCATAGCTCCCATACTTTCTACTGTTACAGCCTTTTCAGGAGCCTTCTGAGGAAAGCTAAACACCCAGTTAGAACTATTCATTACGTCTTCTTCATGGGAAAATCCAGCTTCAATCATGGCGGTAGCAAGAGGGTCTTTCTTGTCTGCTCGTACAGTCCTGATGTAGTACTCACTGAAGCGGGGATGAATACCGCTGGCGCTGTCAGTCAACTGTGAGACAGTACCGGAGGGCTTAACGCAAGTGATAGCTGCGGACTGATTAATACCCAGCTTGTCTGCCCATTCTTTATTAGTCTCTATAGCAACGTCCCTAAGAGTCTCTAACAGTCTTCCTAAAGCATCTTCTCCTGTAGACCCATTGGTAATCTTACAGTCCATAATGCCTGTCATAGAGACGCCCAGCAACGCTTCTTCCTCTGTGTTCTTCTTCCATATATTGCGAAGGTATCGGAAGTCAGTAAGAGTAGCCTGTAGAGTCCCTAAGATAGTCGCTATGCGGACTTTTTCTTTAAGGGTCTGTAAAGTATCGTCTTCCCTTACAATGACTTCAGACAGGTTACAGAACTGATAGGGACGTAGGATAATCTCAGAGCAAGGGTTAGTCCCAAACTTATGTGTAGCGTCTCTGCGTTCGTTACGTGCTGCTACCTTCTGTGCTGCAATGCGGCTAAAGATACCGCGCTCACCGGACTTAGAATCGTACAGCCTCTTCATCTCAGAAGAGTAAGTATCAAAGTCAGGCTTCTCGGAGTACACTGCGCTGTTGTTTGCTAAGGCTCGTTGACCATTACTTAAGTACCACTCACCGTTCTTAGCGTTAGCCATACGGTTGTCGGTAACATTGCTTAAGCTAATAAGAGCTGACCTACGTACACCCCCTACTACAACAATGTCTGCAATCTTACACACTAAGTCATGGCACTCCAGCGACGTTAGCTTACGTCCTGCTGCCCCTTTAAAAAGATCCACAGAGAAATTAAACAAGTCAGCCAAAGGCTGTGGCCCACTGGCTCTGCCTCCAAATGTCTTGAGTCTAGCCCCTGCTGGCCTTACCTTAGTCAAGTCACACTTAGGAACCTTACCTGCATACAGGAGGCTTATAAGCTCTCTGAAGGCGCTTGCCCAGCCTACCTTGCTGTCTGATACAACCACAGTGGACTCAGTGTCATGGAAGCTGTCAGCGATAACTGGAAGTTGATTAACGTAGTCCCGTTCTACGCTGAACCCTACCCCTGTACCATTGAGCAGGATGTACATAAGCTCGTCAAAGGATCTGGGGCTGTCTATGGGAAGGTAAGAACAGTTGAAGGCTGCTACGTTGTCTCTCTTTAGGGCTGTTCCCGCTGTCATCACACAGCGCATGGAAGGCATAACTTTCTGCTCGTAAATAGCGTTGTACAACTCCTCAGCCTCTTCGTCAGTAATCTGCTCACGCTCAGTGAAGAAAGATACGTAACGGTTTACCGTCTCCTCCCAGTCTTCTCGGCGCTGCTCTTCATCTAAGTATCGTGCATATCTACTTTTGTGTATGTATTCTTGATATTGATCCATCAGAGTTCGTACTCCCCTCCAGTTAATAGTGATAGTTTTATTTGATCCAGTAAGAAAGAAAGCTCTAATGTTTCCATGTTGGTAGACACTACGATATACTCTTCAGACTTTACGATACAGAAAGCATCCTCATAGTTCTCCAAATCTTCTTTATTAGTTATTGCTTCAAACACTAAAGGGACAGTTACTTTGTTATCGTTTGTTTTTTCTCCGAATGTTCCTTCAATTACTTTCATTCTAGTCCCGCCTGTTCTTCAACCATTTTGTTTAAGTACCACTGAGCCTTCTGCAAGTCTTGTAAGCCATTCTTGTATCGCCAACGGTGTAGGTACTTTAGCACATTGCCCTCACAGTAATCAACAATACCTTCTCCTAACTGCTGCTTAATGTAATCAATGGCCTCCATGCCCCCTTGATTGTAATGCGGAGGTTTGTTCACTAAAATTGAGTTCCACTCCTCTTTAGTCGCTAAGTCAATAGACATCTTCGTTCTCCTCTTCAATCATCAACTCCTCAAATAATTCAACCTTATCTATCAACCTATTTTCAAAGGCATCTAAAATGTCCTCCGCGCTTATATTCAAGACTTCGCAGAGTAAGTCTACATCGTACTCCTGTAGGATACGTTCTCTAAGCTCATCAATTAGCATTGGCATAGTCAATCAACTCTTGTGTAGTAGCGATGGTATAGTGCTTGAATCCTTCTTTATCACACCATTTACCCATTGTCATCTTAGCTCCTTTCCTAACTTTCTTGTTTGGGTCTGACAGGACAAAGACCAGCTCTTGATCCTCCTCCAGACAGTCCCGTATTGATTTATATTTAAGTGTGTCACCTTCTCTGAAGAACCCCTTACAC